GGGTGGTGTTCCGCCACCGGGGGGAGGTGTTCCGCCACCGGTAGGCGGCCCCCAAGTCTTGGTATCTGGATTCCAGATCTCTCCATTAGGACCCACAGGAGATGCGCCTCCATAGTCGACCCCGGAGGTCTGGAAATTAACCAGAAGCGCAGCCAAGGTCTCCGTGGTATCCTCCCACCATCCCGTGGCCTCAGCCCGAGCGATGATTTCATCCAGATCAAACTGATCCCAGGCTAACTCCATCTTGGAGTTGAACTGATCGATGGTCGCTTTCAACTCCGCCTGGCTCATCCCCATCTGGGCCGCGAACTGCGCCCGGCCCTCTTCTGTGGCTGTGTCGAACTGCCTCGCAGCCTCTTTGAACTTCTGCTCATCCAGGCCAAATTCCTGAGCCCACTGACTGGTAAGCTCCTGAAACTTCGTGACCTCGTGCGACAGGGCTCGGTCTCGGTAGTCCATCTCCTGGTCGAACTCACTCACCCGCAGGCGAAGCTCCTCCCAACTGATCCCCATCTCCGCCGCCAGCCGCTCCTGCTCCCGCGTGTCGCCAACGTCAAACTGGCGCTTCGCTTCAGCGAACTTCTGCCCGTCCATGCCAAATTCTTGGGCCCACTGATTAGTGATCTCAGTGAATTTCTGCTTCTCAAACGCTAGAGCTTTGTCGCGATATGCTATGTCCTGATCGAACTCCTTGACTCGCTGATCCAACTCTGCCCAGCTCAGTCCCATCTGCTGGGCCAATTTCTCCTGCTCAAATTGAGTGCCTACCTCGAACTGCCGGCGAGCCTCAGCGAACTTGTCCCTATCCAAACCAAGAGACTCAGCAAATTGCTTCTCCTGAATCTTGATCTGTTCTTTCCGTAAGAGGTATTCCTGGTCGAACTCACTGATCCGCTGTTCAAGCTCCGCCCGGGACAACCCCAGAGACTGCGCGAACTGATCCTTCTCAATCTCGGAGGCCGTGTCATACTGACGCCTGGCCTCAGCGAACTTCCGTTCATCCAACCCGAGAGAAGCGGCAAACTGCTCTGCTTGATTCCGAATCTGCGTTTCCTGCAGGGCGATTGTTCTGTCAAACTCAAGCATGCGCTGATCAAGCTCTGCCCTCGACAGCCCCAAAGACTGAGCAAACTGATCTTTCTGGATATCAGTCGAAGTCTTGTACTGCCTCTGAGCCTCAGCAAACTTGGCAGTATCCAACCCGAGAGAAGCAGCAAACTGATCTGCCTGATTCCTGACCTGCTGCGCCTGCAGTCCAAAAGAGCTGTTGAACTCGAGGATGCGCTGATCAAGCTCTGCACGAGACAGCCCCATCGACGCTGCGAATTGATCCTTCTCGATGTCGGTAGCCGTATCGTACTGCCGAACTGCCTCAGTGAACTTCTGGCTCTCCAGACCGAACTGGGCAGCCCACTGGCCAGCATCTTTTTCCATCCTCTCGCGCTCAATCTTCAAGCGCTCCGCCTCCAGCCCCAACCCCTGCTCTCGTTCGATCTGGGGGACCATCACAGACTCGGCCATCTGGGCGTAGATGTCCCGAGTCATGTCGCCGATCTTCTCCCGGCGCTCGTCAGAGAAACGCAGCCCCTGCGACTCGTAATACTGCTCCAGGTCCTTGCGACCCTTCTCAGCCTGGTCCAGGTAAGGCTTGGCGCGATACTTGAAGACCCGCTCCCTGTCCGCCTCGCTCATGCCCGTCGTGGGTTGAGCCATTTCGCCCAGACCAAGGCCCGGCACTATGGGAGTTGCACCAGGGGACCAAGCCTGTTGAAGGACATCCTCTGCATCCGTTACACCTTCAGGAGGAGTGATCGCTGGAATCGGAGGAGAATTAGGAGTAACTAAACCGAGTGTCATATCACGTACTCTTCATTCGTTTGAGGAGATGGGGGATCGTGAAAGCTGTAAGGATGTGCGGCGTCTCCCCCGAACTGGTGCGCGTGATATCCAACTGCACCCCGCGCCCGTCTACATTCAAACTGACGTGCCCCTGCGACAATGAGGTGTCCGACAGGTAGGACTCATCCAAGCGGAACCCCACATCAAGAAGATCCCCAGAGACCCCCATGGACAGGGTCTTCTGCACTGGTGTTTGCCCACCCAGAGTCGTGGCGGCGATGTTGAAGTCAATATTAGCGGTGACCTCACCGTCAATAATCACCTCGCGAGTAGCAACGATCCCCGGGTAGCCAAAGTTCATAAATCCAGTCTGAATCTGATATCGAATGGCCACCCCGTTATCGGTCAGGCCGGAGTCTGTATTGCTCGTCCCGAAAGCCTCATAAACGTACCCATCCAAGCCCCCGAAGAGCGTTCGATCCAGAAGGCTGGAATCCCGCCAGTTACAGCCACAGTTGAACTGCGTGGCGGAGGAAGATAACCCCCTCGGGAAGATGCTCCAGGCGTCAAGCTGATCCTGCCACACCATTACTGCATCGTGATGTGCCGAACCCCCCTCACTCACCAGAAACATCACCTCAGTCCAGGGGGAGCCACGCTCTACCGCCTGGATCTGATAACGACGAGACTGGTTCAAGCTATCCCAGTAATCTTGAACCTCTGGCGTGAGGAGCTTGACTCGCATGTTGGGATCAATGCGGTTGAGCCCCTTGGCTCCAGCGTAGTAGGTGTACCCGTCCTTGGTGAAGATCGACCCCTTGCTCACACACCCATCTGCTCCTGCAATGGGGAGGGCCCGCCAAGTAGCCCCTTCGTGAGGCTGATACTCCAGCATGTAGACGACGTGCTCGTAGAAAAGGATCACAACGTTCTGCGAGTGCAGCGTCATCCCTACAGCTTTACTACGCCTCTGGGTGTCGATCTTCCCACCATTGGGGAAATCCCAGGTCCCGTAAGCCGTGTGATAAAGCGTGTAGTCATCCAAAGCCAGAATGTGACCGTGATGCTCGATCATATCCGCCGGACTGAAGTTCCCCTCGGGAACAAGCCCCAGGTCGGAGATTGGAACGGCCGACTGCCCATTGCGCACGGCAAACGGAATATTGGTGCCATCCGCTCCAAATAACCAGTTATACGACCCGTCGGTGAAGTTCCCCCAACGGATATGCTTGTTCTCCCCACTGGCGATAGTTGCCGTCCCAGTAACATTGGACCAGGCATCAACTACCCGCAGCATCAGTGCTCCGCCGGCTACAGCGTAGAGATCGCGAGTGATACCCCACTCATCCATATACAGGGCCTGCACTGGAGCACTGCCGTTCACCTGGGCTAAGACATAGGGTTTGTATCCCCTACGGGAGAGCAGGCGAGCCCGGCCGATAACGTGGTAGTTCCGAAGACGATTAACTTTGCAGGCCCGTCCACCATACACAGACTGGTCCGTCAGGGCGGAGCGGTCGTCTTCACCCAAAACACGATCAATGATGTGTGGACGGCGGACGGTCGCCATGCTACCTCTTGAACAGCCTCATCACCAGGGGGGCCGTAGCCTGGAGGGCCTGGAAGGACTGCTCAACCAACTTCTCCACCTCAACCTGGGTCCAGCTCTTCCCCCCGGGAGAAGACTCAGAGCGGGCATTGTCGACGGTGCTGTACACGTCCTGCCACTCCTTGAAAGCACTACGCAGCCGCTTGGCTTTGATGGCTCCTATGAGCGCCACAGCGCCTCCAATGACCATCTGCCATGTCACTGCCAGGCCGAATATCTCCACCATGCTATCTATCTCCTGTAGACATTCCCCCCCCAACTGGGGGACTGGATGGGCTCCTCCTCGCGGGGAGCATGATCGTAGGCTCGCATTTCCACCTCATGGCGCTGCACCCACTGGTTCACCAGCAGTCCAATGGCGTTGTCGTCTTCCTGGTGCGCACCGATAATCTTGGCCAGATCAATCACATACTCCTGGAGATCATCATACATCGCCAGATCTGCCGTGGTATCTGACAGATCCTCCCCCCGGAAGTAGTACCCCTTCAGGGTGGGATTGGCTGTAACGAAGGTGGTGTCAGGCTTCTTACCTACGATGATCGCCTGGCCCATCTCTGTGATATACTGCGGGCTCCCCCCACTAGCTGTAGAATCCTTCCAAGATGCCCCACCGAGGAACCTGTCAATCCTGCCAATGCTCTCCCTCCAAACCAAGGACGTATCGCCGTATCGGAAAGAGTTCCCGTCGATGCGAAGTGGCCGCGTCAATGCAGCCGCCGTCCAGATTGACGAGGTATAAGGGTAGCGGTAGGTGCCGGGCGTCAGGGTCAACTCCAGCTCGTTCTTCCAACACTCGAAGTCGAGCCGCTGAATCCCTCGGATAGCCCTGAAGATCCACCGGTTGACGGTGAGAGCCTCTGCCGTGAGGGAGGTCTCCTTGTGTAGCTCTTCCGCTACATGGGGGCGAATGTCGTCTATCGAGAAGGCCATGGAGCCTCTCTATTTCTTGGTGGGCCGGCGGGAAACCTGATCAGTGACCTGGGGGGGGATGAGACCCAACTCCTGCAGGCGTGCGTCAACAACAGCGATGATCTGCTCTCGCTCGCTCTTCAGGATGGCATCGGACGGTACGATAAACGCCCTGCGCGAGCCCCACATACCGACGTTGCCGTTGTTCAGAAGCTCCTGCTGGTCCTCAGACGACGGGACCTCGGCAATCTTGCGCCCCCCAAAGTCCGGGTTGGCAGCAAAGCTCACTCGGCCCAGGCGCAACGTGCTAACGCCCACCTTGTCACTGTAGCCGGCCTCGCCGGGCTTGAGGATGTACTCTACGAGGTATGCCATGATTTCTTTCTTGTGAATAGGGGGAGGAGCGATCTCCCCTCCTCCCCCAGAGGTCGTTCTGCTATCCAGCCAGGAGCAGGCTACCGAGGATAGGAGATCGTTGCAATAGCGGTGACGTATGTGGTGTCACCAGCCGACGCGTCAGGATCAACAATCAGCCGCACGAACTGGCCGTTGGCAATCATGTACTGGTCGATCTGACTGTTGATCGTCATACCAACCTGTGTAGCATGGCCGACGGAGGTGTCAGGGAAAGCCCCGGCGCGGGGAAGCATAACCCACATCGTGGAATCCTTGGCCGTATTGTCCACCCCGCCGATCTGACTGCCTTTCGTATTGTCGACGGAGTAGCTCTTGAGGATGGTGTGCCAGGCTGCTGTCTTCAGGGCTGACTGGCCAACCTGCGCATAGATGGTAAAGTCGCAGTCGTCCTCAATGCCCTGGGAGATGATCTCAACGGACACGGCCTCCGCACCAGCAATGTTCATCGCGTAGGTCGTGTCGCTGAGGGTACCAGCAACCAACGTGTCCACCCTCACCCCACCGGAGCCGAGAATGGCACCCGAAGAGAACCAGCGCATGGTGTCGGTCTTGACGTAGCCGATCGACCCACGGTAATCGGTAATAGCGCCGTCGCCAAAGGACGCGCCGACGAGCAGGGCCAGGATGGCGGTTACAACAATCAGCTTCTTCATGGTGTCATCCTCCCCTTAGACTTCTGTGGCAGTGTAGATGCCCCAGATGGCCATCGACTGGTTGAAGGTGGTCCCCGAGTTGGGGGCCCAGTCGAAGCGAGACTGCCCGTAGATCTCCTTGATGCCGAGACCGAAGATGTCCTCGTAGTCGTCTTCCTTGCGGCGGACGAGGCGCGGACGCGAAGTGACGCCCTCTGCCACTGCGTCGGCACCCAGAAGGATGCACCGGCGGGCGTTGGGGTTGGTAGCACTGGCACGGATGCGCGAGTACTTGTACACGTAGATCCCGGCATACTCGAAGTCGGCCGCCCCAAACAGAGGGTTGTCCTTCTTGTCGCGAGGATACGCGTTCTGCAACGAAGCCTGGATCTCACTGTTCGAGATCAGATCGTTGTAGTTGAACGGATGCACCAGGAGGACGTACCCCTCCATGCCCTTGAAGGTGACCGGACTAATATTCTTGGTCTCCACAAAGGAGCACATCCGGCGAAGCTCGGCAGGAGACAGCCGATCGCTGGTCCCCAAGGAAGCGTCGTCAGTGGCCGCACCGGCCCACTTCTGATTCGCCGTCGGGGGAGAAGACGCGGTCTGCGAAAGGCCTGCCTTGACGTGGCCAGACCACTTGTAATAGATGGCGTCGAGGGTGTTCTCCTCACGCTCCGCTGCCGACCAGTCGGTCAGCAACCCACCGAGCTGCGCAGTAACCTTGAACTCGGTCCTCAGATCCTGAATCTCCGGGGTCACCGTGCTCGTTGCGTGCTTGGACTGCTCGGTAAATGCGATGCAGTTGTGCAGTGCAGCCAGTTCCTCCTGATCAACCATCGTGTTCGAGGAACTAACACCATACGTTCTGGCGTTGAGACTGCGCTCACCGGTAGCCTGCGTCCGGTTTCTGGTCAACTGCATCATCAGGCCAACGCGCACTTCCTGTGCCCGCTTGCCATTCAGCGCTTCGAGACTGCGAATGGGCAGTCCAGCGCGCCGCTCAAAAGCCGACTCGCCCCCAATGTCCTTCCCGACCATGTTCTTCTTGTTGAAGAAGAGCTTGTCCTGCGTCTGACGATGAAGAACAGACGAGAACGCGATACGAGTCAGGTTATTGGTAAGGGCTGTGCCGGTAACAAGAGATGCCACTATCGTTACCTCACATTGGTGCCCCGCTCCCCATCAAACTCACCTGGCGATTGACACCCTCTTCGATGATCGATCCCATCACATCGGCTCCGACCTTCTCAGCAAAGTCCCACGCCGCCCGGCTATTCTCCGGTAAAGCAGAGTAGTAGTCGAACATCTCCCCGGCAGACGCGTCCTGTTTGGGCACGCCTCCTTCTCCAAGGATAACCGCCGTCGCCTTGCCGTTGCTTCCACGCTCACCGAGTCCCTTGTTGAACCCCTGGGTGCGGATATTCTCCTCGTGGTACTCCCTACGAGAAAGTCGATCCGCATCCTCCGCAGCCTTCGTGGTGAACTGAAAAACCCCGGCCTCACGATTGAACGCACCATACCCCAGCTGTTCGATCCGAAGACCGTCCATTTGCGTACGCAGGCGCGTCTTGTCGTCCCCGACGATGTCGTTCTCCTTGCAGTAGGCGTCGAGTATCTGTTCGTTGGCAGAGACAGCCTGGTTGCGAGCGACCTTACCCGTAGCGCGGGTCTCGGCCATCTTCACCCCCTCTGTCATCTCTGTCTTTAGGCCCCTGTTCTCCTTCCGCAACTCCGCCATCTCCGCGCGCAAAGAGGCCAACTCAGAAGCAGTGCTCGACGCGAACTTCTCCGGGTCGTCAAGAGGATTGCCCAGGTCCACAACGCGCGGAACCTCCGCAGTCTTCCTGCTTCCACCTCGAAGTTCTGCCACATCTGCTCTCAAAGCTGCCACTTCTCGCTCCGTTTCTGACATGGTTGCGGCTCGTTTATCAAGAGCCTCTTTTTCGCGCTTCAACTCTGCGGCTCGGGCCTCCTGCGTAGCTTGCCACTTCTCGTTACGCTTGAAGTCCTGCCAAGCCTTGCGCGGTACCTGCTCGCCGTCGACATCCATCAGGTCGTCAGGGCCGGATTCTCCGGGTGTACGAACTTTGGCCATCGTGTCTCTTCTCCTTCAGTGTGCCGGCAGGGGCCCTGGGGCGTACCGACAGGGGCTGATGTTGGATGGGGTTTGAGGCTGGCGCTGCCTCGCTCCCCGCGTGAACTATGCCCGCCCTGGCCTTCGCATCTGCGCCCTATTCTGGCGCTGCGGTAGACCTCGAACGGGGTTGCGCTGCTGCTGTTGCGTCTGACCCACCGGAGCCTGCATCCCCATCTCTGGGGCTGGTGCCCCGCCGAGCTTCGGCGTCACTGGCCTTCGACCCATAGAGGCCGCCCCGGCCTGGGGGTTCTGCATCCCGGCCTGCCCCGCCATCCCAGTGGACGCCTGCTGGCCCGGGCCCTGAGCCTGCATACGGTACTTCCCCTGGTAGCGACGGCTGTAACTCAGCCCGAGGGACTCTGTTGCCCCGGAGTCTGAGCCCCGGTCACTTCTGGATTCACGCGGCATGATCTATCTCTTCGCTGGCGCACGGCCAGCCTTACGATTGGCGGTATACCTGGTCTGCCGGGCGGTCCCGTATCGCGCCTCTGCCTCCCGATTCATGGTCTGAAGGCGCTCTACTACGCGAGGGTATGTATCCTTGTTCATTCTCGTGTTTGATTGAACACCCCTCAGACGGTCCAAGGCCTCTTGCTCTTCCCTGCCAGGACGCTGGCTGTCAAGCGCCTCCATTCTCGTCTTGTTCTCTGCCCTACCCGCAGCCACACGAGCAGGCTCCCCTGCATCCCACTCTCGCTGAGTTGGCCGAAGAGCGTCCTTGTTCACAGGCCCCTTTGTCTCAGCCGCTCTTTTATTCTGGGCCCGACTGCCTACTCCGTAAGTAGCCCGGTAGGGACTGCGAGAGCCAGAGCCATACCCACCACCGCCTCCACCTCCCTCTCCCCCTACGGAGCCTCCACGGCCTTCTTTACTCGGTGCACGTGCCATACCCCATCTCCTCAGTTGGCTCGTCCGTTACGCGACTCCTGACGATTCGCTGCCCGCTGCCTATCCCGTCTCCCCCCTTTTCGAAACTCCTCCTGTCTCCCCATCTGCAGCTGTCGCAGCATCTCTTCCTCACGCAGGGAGTCCTGCCCCTTCTCCTTCTCCAGAGGAGCTATCCCCTTGCTTTTTCCTGAAGGAGGACCCACCAGGCCGGAGTTGTACTTTTTCGCCCTATCGTAATCTTTCGTTCCCGCTTTTCCGTATCGTTTGATCGGCATCTGATTCCTCGGCTTCCTGGCTAGTGTTTACCTGCTACTCCGAACTGAGTTGCGAAAGGCACTCTTGCGCATCGTCCTACGCCCCCTACGTGCCTTATTTTCCGGATTCGGAACACGCGCCCTCGAGCCACGAGGCTTGGCCGTAGCCGTCTGCCTGCGCGCGACATCCTCGGGATTCACCGCACTGGCAGTACGGGGCGACGGTACACGGGCCACATCCTCTGGATTGGCCGCGCGAGGTGGCATCTTACGGGCCGCATCTTCTGGATTGACCTTGGGCCCGACATTGCGACTGTTGTAGCTGTTGCTACTTCGAGATGCAGCCGCCTCCTGGGCGTTATAGTCGGTGCGCGAGGCGGTCCTGCGCGTCGCTTCCTTACGCCTCGCGTCCTCCTGCACCTTCTTCTCGTTCGTAGCAGCTACGCTCTTTGACCTCGTCAGTGCCACTTTAGTTGGCCCTCCCACCGCGATACTGCTGGCGCTTGCCTTTTCGCTGTATCGCACGGGCTCCTAAGCGCCCCGCCTTGCGAGCCCCCTCCGTAAACGCGGCCTTATCATCGCCACTGGACACTCCACTCTCAGGGCCCACATTGCCCGCGTTATAGGCCTTCGCCTGAGTATACTCCTTGGTGCCTTCTTTCCCGTATCGCTTGATTGCCATCCTGTCCTCTGTTAGATCGGGCTTCCGGTAGCATCAAAGAGCCCGCCCGAAGGGGCTCCTGCGCCGATGTCCTGCGCCTTCAACTGTGACGAAGGGTTGTACGGAACAGCCATCGTTGAGGCCAAACTGTCCTTGTTGGCCTTCACCGCTAAAGCCTCCGCAGCGTCAACCTGCAACTGCCCCCGAGGGATGGTGTACGCGTGCCAGTCAATCTCCCCGCACGTTCCCAGGAGCTTGCCCTCGTACAGCGGACCTCTACATCGGTGTGCCGGTAGACACCACGGCAGCTCAGGAGGAGCTTCTGGATGAATACCCCGCACATAGTACATCTCGGGCTTCCACTCACGCCCCTCACGGGGATCTCCCAGGCGGCACTTCCAGCAGGTCCTCACCAGCTCGTAGGGGGAGAGGATGCCCACCTCCTCGTGGTTGAACAGCACCCGATAGTGATGCGGAGGTATCCCCTTCATCCACTGAGTCGACCAATTCAGCCTCACGCCCCACTTCCAGAAGTCCGCCTTCAGTACCCCCACCTCCCCGTTGCGGACTTGGGTCTCAGCGTTGAGGGTTGGGTCCATGCGGATGTCGTTCTCCTCCATGATCAACCAGAGGATGGGCTCGAACTCCGCAGCGTACTCCGGGTCCTCGTACCACCCCTCCTTAGAGGAGTCCAGATCAACCGGATGGTCTTTCATATCACCTCCAGGATGACACCAATGCACTGCCTATAACTACCTCTTCCACTATCGGCTCTTCCGCGCCCTCAGCGTAACAGCACCCTTGGTCGCAGCACTCCCCTTGACGTAGGCGACGATGAAGCCACCCTTCACCGGGAGATAGGCCCTCGACAGGTCATGCCGATCGATCGGGTGATTGGCGTGAAGCTTGCTCGTGGCCGCCACGTAATAGCCGTCCCCCAGGTCGCGGGTGTCCTCGATAGAGGGATACACCCTCAACTCCCAGAAGGAAGTGTCTGTGGCAGCAAGGTGCCGGAACTCCACACTCTCCATCCAACCCGCCGTCTGCTTCCCTACCATGAGCTGTCCAATGTCGTAGGTCAGCTTGCCGGCGGGGATACTGTCCAGAAGTGAGCTTCGGGGGGAAGTGGCAGAGGAGTAGATCAAGAGCGGATGGACCTCTTCCGTGTCCATGTAGGCCGACTCAAACGCGTGAAAACGCCGCGAGGTTACTTTGGCTAGTGGCATGGTGACCGTGAGTGAAGTATCAACACGAATGGAGTCAGTGCCGATGCCTACAATGTGAACCCGCGCCTCATCTATAGAGTCACCCCGTGCGTCGAGGAAGTCGTGAATCTCAGACCTCAAGGTCGTTGAGTCCCCCATCAAGTAGAACTCATCGATATAGCCGTTGAACAACTTCGCTCCCCGGATACCGAAGATGTCCAGGGTGTCTACCGTGAGAGCCGAGGACGCATTGGCGAAGACCGTAGACACAACCACCCGATTATCCACCTCAAGACGCATGGTATTAGCTGAAACCCGGGTGGTAATCAGGTGGGGAGTGCCGTCGTAGAGATCCACCGCTACGGAGACGGAATCCACCGATGTGTCGTAGTCATCTGTGATCACGAAGAAAGGGTAGCCCAACTGGTTGAAGCCCACCCGCACCTCGTCGGGAGACTCATACAGAGACCAGACGATCTGCGTTGTGCCAAGCCCTGGATTGCCAGCGCTCTTGCCCGTCGCCCACACGGACTGCGCCCACCCTCCTGTAGCCAGCCTCAAATCGGCATCATCTACCACCCGAGAGTAGCCCGTCTGGGGGGAGGCCCCGTTTCCAAAGATCCCAGCGGCTGCCTTGTAAGTGATGTCCCTCTGACCTACATCCTTCAAGAGGACAGAGCCAGTCTCATCCCCGGAGTCAGCGCACAGGAAGATGGCCACAATCGTCCCCACACCAGCGTTGGCACCGCGCAGAGAGTCGACAAAGCTCTCCCCAGCATAGGCCACTCGGATGGCAGTGTCAGCCGCCATCTGGGTGAAGCCGGTGTCAGCGGTAACTGGCTCCCAGGAAGTGCCAATACCCACGTCCTCGACGTGGATATACCAGCCGTCCTCAGCCCCGCGAGGATTGTCAGCCTGAGTCAAGCTGGCCAGCAGGATGCCGAAAAAGATCGCGGAGCCCATCAGGGGCCAGATCAGATGCGAGAGGATTGAACGCTTCATTGCGATGGTCCTTCTGGTGGCCCCTGTGGAGCCTGTGGTTGTCCCTGCGGTGGTCCTTGCGGGCCCTGTGGTGCCCCTGGAGGGGCCTTGCCTTCCTTCTGGGCCTTCATGGCCTGGGCCATCTGCGCGAAGTCCTGAAGGGTCATACCCGTCTCTTCCTCGATCTGCTTGATCTGCTGCACGACCTTAGCCTGAGAGTCTGCCGTATCCAGCGCGGAGAACAACTGCTCCAAGTTGGGGGTGTCCATCAACTCAGCGGCCCACTTGATCACTCCCGGGCCACCGCCAGGTCCAGCGTACTGCAGTAGCTGCGCCACTAAGTTCATGTTCTCAGCCTGGTTGCGCTCCTTGTCCGTATCGAGCTTGAGGCGTAGGTCGAACTTCCTGATATCGGCGTCACTCAAGACCAAGACCTGGCGCTTCTCACCCGTAGGCGTAGCGAAGGACTTCTCCCCCGTGCGCTCGTCCGTTTGCTTGGTGAGCCGGTGGGACTTGATGGCCGACTCTTCCGTCTGTGCCAGTACCACGCCATACCCTGCACTCTGCGCCTTCTGCGTCACCCGAATCATGCGGTTGACCCGCATGTTCTGCTGGATCAGCGCGATACGCAGCATCTCCGCGTGAGCAAGGCCACTCTCGACTGCTTTACGGAGCTTCGTCCCGCTTAGATCAGCCTCAGCCATCAGGGAATTGATTGCCTTCCCCGACATCTCATACTGCGGGGCGGCACGATGCACGTCAGTAACCTGAGACTGCTTGTCCTTCAGTGTTGAAAGCCAGTCAACACTCTGTTGCCACATCTGGAAGGAAGTGGGCGGAGCAGACAAGAACTGAACGGGAGGCTGGCCGGGGTATCGTCGCATAACTTGAACGGCCTGCTCGCCGAATCGTTGAATCTTGGCCTCCTCCGCCCGAGGATAAGCACCACGCTGCAGGTCTACGATCAGCCCGTTGCCAATGAACAACGTCTCCAGGCCGTAAGACATGACCTGGTTAATGTAGTCCTGATAGGCAAAGAGCGGCTCGACTTGACCCTTGGCGTGGGTATTATTGGGATCGTAGCCAGCGGTGTACCTCGCGATAGGGAAGTGACCGTGACCGTTGAAGGTCGTGTCCTCCTTGGCAATTCTCTCCTCAAGGATGAACTCGTTAACCATGATGGTCTGCCAGAGTTCGTAATCTCTGATGTCGACCTTCTCCAACCGCTTCTTCTGCTCTGTAGAGAGCTTCTCGAACTTTTCCCGGTCGATGAAGATGTTCTCGCCGGCAGGAGTACGCGTCATTGCCGGCCTGCCGTCCAACATGTAGCGCTCTGTGTTCTTCCAGCGCTTCTCCCAGAACTCTATCCGGTAGGCGCGGTCCTCATTGGCCTGCGCTAATAGCCCCCCCTGCCCAAAGGCCAGAGAGGCCGTGCGGTAATGCTCATCCTGCGCTTGATCGAAGAGGGAAGAGAAGAAGCCAGGAACATCCGAAGCAAACTTCCCCTTCCAGCGGGGAAACTCCTGCTCGAGTAAGGCGATCTCGATAGGCTCGAACTTCGCCATGTATCGAGCGTCCCGAAGCTGGTCGCTCTTGCACTTATGCCAAATGATGTGGAAGGGGTCGACGTAGTCGCTGACCACCATCCCCAAACCGTTCTCCTCATCCCCACACCAAGAGGGCCACTCGAAGCCCTCCCCCGTGACGTGCATGTCCGTCCAGGCCTTGCGCCGGATCTCCATCACCGAATCGTGGAACTCTCCTGTCCACTCTCGGCAGTACTCCAGGAAGTCCTGCCAAGCGGCACCCAACTCGAAGTCCTCTGCCCCTCGGCCGTGAGCCTCCATAATAGGCTCGGCCTCAATGAGACGGGCGATCTTCTTGTCGAGGTCGTCGGTGCAGACGTTGTGGACCAGGTGGAGGCGGTTCTTGTGCTGCGAAGTAGCAATGTCGTCCCACTGGTTACCGTTGTAATACCGACGCCCCTTAAGCGCACGCTCCGCCCAGGGGCTGTACTCCTCCACCCCTAGGCAAACCAATTGCTTAACGCGCTCCGCCTTTGAGGCTTCCCCCTTGGGGATCTCAGTAATCAGCCTGGTAAGCGCTTCTGCCATGGTCTATTGCAAAAAAGCGACGCGAGCCAGAAGCTCATCGCCGCTTTTCGTTTCCAGTACCATGCGGAAGGACTCAATCCCCTCACGTACCAGGTAGTCCCGCACCGCCTGGGCTCGCTTGAACGCTAAGGCATTGATATTGGAGTAACCGGTTATTCTGATGAGTACGGAGGGGTTGGAGAGAAGGTACTCGGCCTGCTGGGTCAACTCGCCGGCATAAGCATCCGAAATGTTGTGCCTGGCGTAGTTGAACGGCACGTCTGGGAACGGCCACATCGGCGTCCCGTAACTCTCCCCACCGCGATCAACGAACAGGTCGTCAATGTAGTATGGGTCAGATGCGGGCTCGTTCTGTGGGGCGTACGCAGAGGCTGAAGGCTCCTGCGCGGGGGGCGTCGAGGTGCAATACTGCCCGAGCACCGCAAGAGCGCACGTACTGAGTATCAAGGATCTGTAGGACATACGACCTGGGCTCCCAGATCGGGGGCCTGGCCGAAGGGGCACTCAGAGTCACGGGCGTGGCTCTATCGAGCGCTTACGGACGGGCTGGTATAATACAAGGTAATACTTTAGTGCAACACTGTCAACCCCTCCATAACCACTTTTATGAACTCAGCCGCCAGCGGTGCTACGATTGCATCGCCGTAGCCGCGCAACCTCAGCACCCGGGCTTCCGGTGTGTTGAGGATATCGCGGCCAGGTCGAACTCCACCGGCAGGCCCATCAGCCACCTGGGCAGGGCTGGATTGAGCTGGCCGCTGCACGAGGGGCCAGATGCCGGGTCCGATGGGCCGCCACTTGCCGTCCCGGCAGGGGAGCCACTCGGCAGGGGTCCAGAAGTCAACTGCGCCTGGTCCTCGATCCGGCAGTTGCCGCTCTCCATCTCCCGATCGCCGTTCCCGTAGCCCGCTGCGTTGTTGTTCCGTGGCGTTCCCCAACTCACCAGTTGGGCCTGGCCGTCCAACATCTCCCCCTTGGGCCGGTCCCGGTGTCGGGTGTCCTTCCAGTCCCGCTGGCTTGGGGTGGTCCAGGTCGATGGCACAGAACCACAGCCGCTGTCTGAGGTGGGGCGACCCGATGCCACAAGCCGGGATAGACAACGCCCCAACGGCGTAGTCCATTCCTTCCAGGTCATCCGAAACAAGGTCGAACCACGCCCTTCCAGCCTTGCTTGCAACTTCTTCTCCAAGGATGACTGGAGGGCGGCACTCGCCAATGAGCCTCGCCCAGGCTGGCCAGAGGTGTCGCTCGTCGTTGAAAGCTTTCCCTTTGCCTGCGGCTGAAAAGGGCTGACAGGGGGCCGACCCAGTCCAACAGGGTCTGGAGTCGGGCCAGCCGGCAAGTCGCAGGGCGTAGCTCCAGACCCCGATGCCGGCGAAGAAGTGGCACTGGGTGTATCCCATAAGCTCATCTGGTCGAACATCCTTGATGCTCCTCTCATCTACTACCCCTTCCGCGATGAGGCCGCGCTCAACGAGCCCGCGCAGCCAGGCAGCCTTCTTAGGGTCAAACTCATTATAGTAGGCTACCATGACCCCTCCTGTGGATGAATGCAACTCCCTCTATAGTAGTGCATCCACCTACACGCGTCAAGCTATCTCGGGATCACAATCGTTGGCCTGTGAGCCGCTTCAAACATCTCCGGAGCCATCTTGGAGAGGTAGCCGTTGATCCCGTCTCGCTCGATCAGAGCCTTGGCGTTTGAGCCGAGGATGGCGTAGCAGAGCGCCTCCCTTGTACGTAGAGCTTCTCTCTCGTTCAGCATCTCGATGCGCTCTTCCTCTTCAGTGGGAACAGGATACCCATCGTGCGCCGCAGAAGGATCGATCCTCTCCGACCACTCGAATCTACTGAAGGCTGCAGCTACCATAGCCGTGGCTCTCTGAGGGGTCTGCCATGCTTCTTGAGACCAGGCTGTGCAAATAGCATGATGCCCGAACATCTCCCTGCCTGACTCGGTCTTCTCCTCCATCAGCGCGCCCATCGTGGCTAGGAGCCGGTCAGGGTCCTCCTTGTACGGCGGCAGGAGAGCAGGTACGACGTGATTCCTGGACTGGAAGTAGGGCCAGCGGACCTTCGCCTGGTGGTCTGGCAGGTCCTCCTCGTCCGGGTAGCTGCAGATACCGTAATTCCACTTCACCACGTCCTCGTACAACTCCTCCTGGGGCCACACGTACAGCCGGTGGTCCGGGTCGTGCCGATGAGGATTGCCCATAGCCAGATCTTCCCGGTCAATGTAGGGCAGGTAGATGTCCTTGAGGTGCGCTACCTTCAACAGTAATCGAGGCAGGAGGATGTCGTACGCCTCGTCCAGTAGGAAGATAGGCCTGAGCTTCGGACGTACAGCGTCGTCGGGAGAGAGTTCACTCTCGAACAGCTCCCCGACTACCGCACAGTAGCCCGGCTCCCTACCCGTAGGAGGAGCCAGCCCCAGCCAGATCCGGGTAAACAGGGTCACCGAGCCCCCACGCTCGTCTACCTGCCCTGAAGACCCCGTCAGCCGTAGCCCGGCAGCATCCCTACGGAAGGGAGTGTTGGGATACAACTCCAGGGCCGCAGGAGAGCGGTCAACGAGAGCGATCAGGCCAAACGGCTGGTGTAGCCTGACCTGGATGTGATTCTGTCCGTCCGGTCCTACGTTCATGGGGTGCCTTTCACCTGCAAGAACTACCACTTTCTGCGAACTACTGCGGTTGAACTACTCCGAAAGAAGCAGACCAGCCTCCGACACCCACCTAGGCTGTACGGCCTGACCGTCCACTCCATAGAAGGTAACTGCCGGCACCCCCTGATGCACCACCAGGACGATCCGTGTCACGCCATCCTGATCCTCGATGACCACTCTTCGCGCTCTGAGAGTGTCGACGTGGTAGTTACTGAGGGCGAACCCCGTCAGGCTACCGATGAGCCCGAGTAAGAGGAGTGCTCTCATGGTCGGTGATCTGCGCAGCCAATTCATCCTGTCTCTCCTGTAGCTTGGCGATGGTCTGGAAGGTGGAGCCGATCTGCCCGTCCTCCCGGCTGTAGATCTCCCGAAGGCGAATGATCTCCTCGTGAAGGTATTTGAGTTCTGCATGGATTGAGATCTGCTCTTTTTCTGTCATGCCGGTATCTCCATCATTGGTGGAGTGCTCTGCTTGTGACGCTCTTCGCGATACTGCTGGTACTCCCCGGCGGCTGAGTAGGACGCTATCTGCAGACACCCACCAAGAGCGAACACCCTGTCGTCCTTCGAGCCTGGCCTGGCTTCGCCGTTACGGGGCCCAGGAAGGCGCTGGAACGCGAGTAGCTCCAGGATGGTATCCATGTCCGGGATCTCTATTGTCTCGTCCCTGATGGCCGAATCCAGGTCCTCTATGAGGTTGTGTCGGGTAATATGCCCCGTGTAGAACCCGATCCGATCACCTGGCTTCCTGACGGCTCGATCAATTGGTAACCGATGATACAAGGCCCTTTCGGGGTACCAATGGCGTAGGTGTGACTGACAAGCCTCCCCGATGCCGTTAACCTCAACACCGACAAGACACGTCCCGAATAGGTGTCCAACGTTGGCAATGGCCCTGGCATAGATGTCTGCCCCTCTCAGTCCCCAAATAGTCGCCACCAGCTTCCAAGGACGGCTGGAGATATCCATCACCGTGGCTGTATTGTGATCTCCCCCCGGATTACTCCCTGCACAATCCGCGAACAAGACGTGCCTGTGGGTAGTGTCGATCTCCCCCCATATCTTGAGCCAGTCCCCCTCTCCCTCAAGCAGCCTGATGTCAGCCTCTCGCTTACTGATATCCAAGGGCATGGACCCCACGAAGCTGGGCTCGATGGCGTTGTCATACCAGGTCTGCAGGGTGCGCATGGCAAATCGAGGAGAGCCACTGGTAATGAAAGACTCCTCCGAAGTAGCCGGGTATTCCTGCCTGAAGAACAGCACGTCCCCCCCGCACTTGATATCAATGGCCCTGCGCCTCCAGGCAAGCTGCCCCCTGGTTAACGCGAACCGCGCAACAAGATCATCCTCCTCCCCTGGGTAGAAATTGTAGCGATCATGCGTACCGAAGTCCTCGAGGGCCTCATCCAAGTCGCGCGCTGGCAGATCAAGGCAGTACTCAGCGTGGATGTACCAAGGCAGAAACACCGGCCTCCAGCCACTCTCACCTGCTACCGCCGCCTCCCACTGCTCGTGGAAGTACCCCCCAGCCCCATACGCCGTCGACTCGATAATCACCAGAGACTCAGGAATGTCAGGAATGGCCTGCATCAGCGACAGCATGGTCTCTTCGGGGAAGGCCCACTTAGCCAGTTCCGAAAGGTGCGCCATCTGGTGAGTCTGCCCTGTCCCTGCGAATCTCTTGGCCGCTGTCTGGACTACAACCTGGGAGTTATGGGGCGGAGCGAAGGTTAGCCCCTTCATACTGGAGAATCGCGTCGGAGGGTGAGCCTCATCGTGGTCCAGGTAGCGCTGGTACATCGAGTAGAGGTTGGCCGTGCCCTCGGGGTCGTGAGAGAGGATCACCCCAGACTGATCTGGCACCAGTCGACAGCGGGCGTAGATCAACGCCTCAACCCAAGTCGAGACGCCTTCTTGGCGGGCTTTACAGATAATCAGACGTATCGGTCTCTTTTTCCTGAACTCCTCCCTGACCACAGCGTTGAGCCGCCTCTGAGCAGAGTTGAAGCGCAGCAGATGCACCCGAGGTGGCTCCTCCCTGCCGGCGAGGATACGGAGGTGAGCCTCCTGCCAGACTGTGTCTACGTACTCAGCCACTTCGACCTCACATGTTCCCAGCGCACGGCAGAGGCCTCAAGAAGAACATCAACCGCACCCCCTCGTCTCCGCTCCACTCCAAGCCAATAATCATACACCCCCTCCAGTATGGCATCGCAGGCAGGAGTGTCACCCAAATTCGGAAGCCCCATTATCTCCGGGTCATCAAGATCCCTAGGGACTAACGTGCCCATGGCCAGACGTAGAAGACTCACAGACTCGCCCACTGATGATACCTCTCCATGACCTCGTCATACAGCTTATGAGCAATCTGTCCCCGCTCCAGGTCTGGCGCAGGATTCACAAACTTCCGATAGACATGCTCCCCCTTGTTCAGGAAGGGCAGCTCCACCGTGGGCTCTACACAGAGAGCACTGCATAACCTGTTATACTCAGCGGAGAAAGGGTTGTCCATCCTCTCCAGTAAGTAAGGAGACCCGAACTGCTGCAAAAGCCTGTTGGTCTTCAGCCACCCCCGGGCGTGGGTAGTCAGCCTGTCGTCTCCCCCGAACTGCTGCTTGAAAAAGGCACCATCATGGGGGTTGTTGAAGAACTGCGCAGCTGATGGAATAGTTCTTCGCGGATCTCTGAGTAGCCATAGGCAGGCACCCATGTCCAAGCGCACCCTGATGGCTGTCTTCAAGTCACCTGCAGTGTCGATGGTCTTGAAGGGGAAGCCCACCACCACATCCGACGGGCCCTGGATGGTCTCGTGCCTGGCCTGCAGGCCTGTTGCCTTGAGCAGGGCGGTGAGATAGGTCGACCCACTGCGGGGGTAGCAGAGGATGGAGATCACTGCGTCCTCCTCAGATTGTCCTTATAGACCTCATTCCTCGGGTCTAACCGACTGGCCGTTAGGTAGCACTCTCTCGCTCTATCCATCTCTCCCCCCGCCGCATAGGCCACCCCCAGATTACACCAGGCTTGCGCGAAGTTGGGCCTGGCCATAAGGATCACCTCGTAGATCTCGATAGCTTTCTCGCGCCTCCCAGGAGCTCCTGCCTGGGCTTGGTAGAGGTAGGTGCCCGCCAGGTTGGCTGCAGCGTCCAAGTCTGCAGGATTGATCCTTAGGGCCTGCAGGAAGGCAGCCTCAGCCACCACCAGGTCGTCGTGCTGCAGACGTATAGCCCCGACATTATTGAGCGCCTTGGTGGCTAGGCTCCGGTCCCCCCTCGACTTAGCCAGCGCAAAACACCTGCGATACCACACCTCGGCCATCTCCCAGTGCAGGTCTTGAGTGGACTGCTGAATGGAGGTGAAGCCAGCAAGAGAGATGGAGGGGCCCTCCCACTCTGCGTGGACAGGTAGGGCCAGAAGGAGGAGAAGAAGCATCAGTCGTCACTTCCCCGGCGCTGGGCTTCGGTATCGTCGCTGACGTGACGGGCGTAGTCATGAACAAAAGAGAATGTCTCCAGCCCCGCCAGGCGGTGCTCCATCCTCTTCAGGCGGTCTGAGAGGGGCTCTTGGTAGTCCTCGGTGTAGTCCTCGTCATACTGCACTTCTACACCAGGGGAGGGGACATCGCCCAAGATGGCATCGATGTCGATGCGCAACTGCTCGATCCCATCCTCGTGATAGTTGGTGCAGTAAGCAGCCAGAATGGGCTTGGCCCGCTCCAGTAGCAGATGCTGGCACTCGATCATATCAGACTGCTGCTTGTTCCCTTTCCAGGTCATACACTTCCGAGTAAGTTCCAGCCGCTTGCGCTCCAGCTCAAGCTTGTCTTCAGCCTCGCACAGATCATCCTGAAACTGACCCCGCTCCTTCTTCAGCTCCAAGGCACGATGCCAAAGGGGTAGGATCGCAATGAGGTCCACGCCCTCCAAGTCTATCTTGCACCCCGGCAGACGTCTGAAGCCCACCCTTGTCCCCCCCGTTCCCACGGCCTGCTCTATCCACCACCCCAGCCTCAGCGGATCTTTCTCGGCGGGCCCATAACGGAGTTCCCCATCCTTGATGTACAGATTCTCATCCTTCAACGTCACATGAGTCGCCATCATCTCCTCCATCGTTCGCAGATCCACGCGGCCAGCCACCAGGTGTGGGCGTGACCGTTGCTACACTCCCACCACTCGATCTTCACGATACGGCTCTTACAACTCCTCCAGATCATGATAGCCCGCCCTGGCCCATGATAATGCCCTCGTTCCACAAGGCCACCAGATCCGCAAGCATCGCCGTCATCCGCCGCCGGATGGCTGGGACTGACTTAGCGTTGGGGGGCAGGAAGTAGTCCACTGACACCTCCCTGCCACAGCCGCAGCGCAGAATCAGCTTGGCCCTGACCATATCCACCTCAGCGTCTGTCGAGCCACAGGGACAGTCAATAGGTCGATAGTCCTTGGGTAGTAGGTCGAGGGCGTTGTCCGGGAGGGGATTCATATGACCGAGAAGGCCCACATGGCCATACCCACGACTACCCAGAAGCAGGCACAAACGAAGATCATCATCAGCCACACCATCGTCTTGAGCCAGTCCCTCTTGTGTCTCACAGATGCCCCCACAGCACGCCAGCCATTAGACCAAGGCTAAAAGCAAAGACCAGGGCCCAACCATTGCTGGAGTTGAAGTGCATCCAAAGGCGGAAGGGCAGAGGGTCTCCAGATCGGCAGGCGTCCATGATGCGCTCAAGCTCCTTATCGGTGAAGTCCTTCATTTCAGCCCCCCCAATTTTGAGCCTGTAAAGAGCCAGACCAGCCAATCCACATCAACATCCTCGATCTGGAAGTGGATAATCCCCTTCATCGGGCTGGCCATACACAGGCGCTTATCGTTGACGTGGCGAACACCGCCTACCTCATACTCACTGGGCTTGCTCTGCCCAAAGCACATCATACAAGAGCCCTCATCGAGGTCCTTAGGGTCAAGATGCACCCCCTCAGCCGTAGAACGAATAGGCTTACAGGACATAGGGCAGGGGCAGAGGTGAGGGCGTCTCATTTCAGCCTCCTTTTCAGCTCCTCGGCTGCGACCTCCGGAAGAACAACGGGCGCTGCGTTTCAGCGTGCCAAGCCCAATAGATTCATATTCAACCATCCCCAGGAGGCGCACCCGTACTTATATACAATGCGCCCGCACTCAGGACATCGCGCCGGGCCTCGGCCGCGAATCCTCACCACAGCCCCACACGGACACTGCTTCCGCCAGGCGTTCTTGCCGGCATGAACCACCTCACATATCGGTGTCATCACTGCCTCTCCTCCTCGGATCATCCTCATCCAGGGTGGCCGCGTCGTCGCCCAGCAAGACGCGGACGTCAAACACCAGGCCCGCGACCTGCGCCAGGATGCCAAACCCTGCGTTGTTCACCAGCAGCAGCCGATTGATCTGCCGCAGTTTCTCCAGCACCTCGCATGCGTCGGAGTCTTGGAACTCGCGGATAGCGTCGAAACACTTTCTTGGAATCATCTCAGCGTCTCCTTCAGTTGCTCGAATTCACTCTTCCGCGGCGGCACCTCGACACGGATCTGCCATTCACGTCTTTTGCAGTGGCGACAGATACGCTCGCGCTCCAAGGGGGCATAGGCAATAGCGGACGGATAGAGCTCAGAGTAGACCCAGTTGTGATACAAGGGGTAGGAAGTCCCGACGCACATGCTGTCCACCCTGCTCCGCGAAGCAATGGGCTTGGGCGGCAGGGGCCAGCACCCCAGGTTGGCACTGTCCACCTTCACCGTCTCCCACTCGTAGGCCGGCTCCGTTGTGGTGAACTCGTCATACGTCCCAATAGAAGCGTTACCCTCGTCGTCAAACGTGATAAGGGGCGTGCCGTCCAATCGATAGATATTGGGAAACGGCAACTTCATGGTCCTAATCTCCCTCACGGCTTCGGGTTTGCGGATGGTCAGCACCGAGTCCATCGCGTTCCACCGCAGGATCTCCTCGTTATCCCAGTAAGTGGGGCCGTAGTCGGTGGCGGAGAGCGTGTCCTGCCCCCAGGCAGGCAGCGCCAATAGCAGTAGTAGGTAGATCATAATTGCTCCTCCTCAAAACGCACACACACCTCCTCGACGGGTGTCAAGGGGTCCAACTCAAGCTCTCTGCAGAAGTGCCTCACCCGCTCGCACAGGGGTATGGTGTCGCTCATCACCATCTCAGGCAACGCCCTAACATCCTCATAGGGCTCCAGCCTAGCCCTGGCTGCCAGTAGCCTACGCTCAAGGTCAGCTACCTCCTCCCGGACCTCTGTACGGATTCTGGACCTGGCTGAGGCTGCCTGAGAAGCCTTATCCCCGGTCATCTGGTCAGCCAGGCTCGTATGATCGTTCTCTGCCTCAACCAGCCGGTGCCTGGCCCCCGCCAAGTTGATGTCCAGGACGTCATCGCGGTAGACGTGTAGTTGCTCGTCCAGCTCGCGCATGAAGAGCTTGTCGTGCTTCCACCTCGAGAGGGTACTGGTCGAGACCTGGGCAGCCGTAGCCACATCATCGTGACTTGTCTGACCTTCCACCAGCAGGGCGATGGCCGTCAGGTGGCGTCGGTCAAGCTTGTCGAGCTTGGCGTCTCTTTTTCCCATTTTGGCAATATGGCCGTTTCTTGTTTTCCCATTTTGGGAATATGGAACGCGCGCGTTACGACATATCGTAGTTTAGAAGTCGGCAGTCTTGATCTTGACGATGACCCGCCGGCCGTTCCTACAGCGCAGCGGCACCTCAGGCTGGCAGACCAACCCCTCGGCGATGACCGCACCCCAGGCGGATTCGATGCCCAGCGAAACCAAGCGAATGGCCGTATCCAGAGGGCCAACGTAGCACACGGGCACCGCTCGAATACCCAGCTTCTCCGCGACCCCCCGCACATCGACAAGCTTCAGCCACCACTCACCCACCGTGATATCAAATAGTATGAAGTCCACCCCGTCCGGGATGTAGCTGGTGCCGACCTTTTGTATCTTAGCTCCGTAACCCTCGCCGTAGAGGCAGACGGAGCCCTCGTCCCCAAAGACCTCAGCCATCTTCTCAGGGGGGAACATCTTCTGAAGCTTGTTGAGCAGGGGGGTGTAGAGTTGGGCTCGGTCTGTCCGACCGCCGAAGCGCACCTCCTTGCCATCCCACATCACCCGAACGTTGGTGCCGTCGACCTTCTCAGTACAGACCCAGGGACAATTCTTAAGGTACTCCACCTCGGGCTGTCGCCACTCACCCTCGATGAGCTTGTGGGTTTTCTCGTCTCGCCTGAACAGACTCTCGATCTTGGGATACTCGATCATCTCGCTCCTCCTCCGGAGTGGTGGGCGTGGTAGGGATCGAACCTACTGCCTCCTGTATATCAGACAGGCGCTCTAACCTGTTGAGCTACACGCCCGGATATCGCTGGAGGTCCAGGTCACTCATCGTGAGGGCAGACCCGGAGCTACCGGGGGGATGCCACACATCCCTAAAGGGACCCATTTGGCCGATGTCCTCGATGCCCCCAGCTATAACCGGTTATTCGTTGATGGCAATCGCGGCGTTGGCCCACATCACCGCCTCCTGGATCTTGCGCAGGGCCAGAGTCTTCTCAGCGGAGTCAGGGCAGAGATCTGAGATCCTCAGGGCCAACCTGAGCCCAGCCTGCCGGATCTCCACGTGCCTCCGGCCCTGGCTCTCCCCTGGAGGGTGGTGCGCGAAGATCTTCTCCAGATTCGCACCTACAGTGATATCCATCAGGCGTCTCCCCAAGCGTATTCGCCCATATTCCCTTTGAGACAGTGCTTCCTGTCCAGGGCAGTGGCAACCCCTCGTCCATCTCGTAGGTCATCCGGGGGGTCGGTGCAGGTAGGCTCGTCCCTAGTAAGCAATTCTCGTGCCGTTTGAGCCCCGACGTTGGAGTCCTTAGCCATCCTCATCGCCAACTCCACGATGGGGCGCACTACGGCGGAAGTGTAGTGGCCGATGGGTGCGAAGCGGGGGTCGGTCTCAGCGGGGGGGCCATCGCCGACCTCACCTGGATCATCCCCATCAGCCATGTACTGCTGCATCGGGTCCTCACCCGCCTTGGCCACACCAGCCACAGGGGAGCCCTGTCCTTCAGGGTGGACAGGCTGGGCCGGCTGCCACTTCGCTGCTGGAGGAGGAGCAGACCCCGCAGCGTTTGGGCGAGCCGACCCAGCCACTATGTTGGCGATGGCCTGAGCCATCTTACTGTCCTGACCCCTGTGCCAGGCTGCCATCCACACGTACTGCTCTCGAATCGTCAAGTCGGGAGCGTGCTCGAAGATCTCGAGAGAGGCGAAGTCACGAGGCTCGGGAGACCTGCGCTTTACCTTGTTGGGGATGCCTCTGGGCATAACCAGTTATACCTCCCTGAGGTCCGCTTCGATATGCACATGATCCGACTCCGCCACTACATCGTAGTCGGGACCGAGGTAATATTGCAGGTCGGTCACCAGTTGAGTTACCTGCCCTGGAGACAGAAACCAGATCCTGATGTCGATAGCCAGGCCCGCGTTATGCAGGGAGGTGGGGCGGTCCTCGTGAGAGTCGGTCCCGCAGGTGATGACAAACGTGAATTCAGCGGGCGAGACGGCATGTCGGTAGCACTCCTCGATGATGAAGAACTTGCTTGTGATGGGCTCCTTGAGCCCTCGGCAGTCGGCGCCCTGCTTAACCCTCATTGAGCGTCCTCTCCAGATGTACCAGTGCCTGCCGCGCTTGGAACAGCGCCTCTAACTGCGCCGTCTCCTGCTCCGTCAAGGGGCATCTCTGCCTGTACTTCCGGTGGACCTTCCACGTTGAGATCGCTTGGCCGAGTCTCGTACTCGTCCACTCGATGCCCGCTCGATCCTTCGGCGTCCACGGCACCACTGAGAATTGCATAGACGTGGTCGCTGTCATCCGCCTGCCACTCCCGACCGACCCTGGTCTGGACGTACTCCCAAGCCTCCTTGGACCGGCCCTTCAGTTGAGGCTCCTCCGTATCTTCGCCCTTGATCGCAGCGGCGAGTTCCTTCCGCGTCCAGCCCTCCTCCAGGGCGCGTGTCAACCAGTAGTTCTGAGCGTCGACGTCCATGTTCGCCACCAGTCGGTGGTGGCTCCAGGACAGGGGGAATAACCTGTTATGTCTCTCGACTCGCTCGGCCACGTACTCAGCCTGGCGGATGGTCTCCGTTGAGTAATCAGTGATATCCCCCAGCGCCTGGGTGTACTCCTCGCCGTAATGGGCCCGGCCATAGACTAGAGCGTCCCCAACCCACCACATCGTAGACCCCTGGATGTCCTTAAGGCTGTTGACAATATCCAGCCAGCCCTCAATGGACAAGGCCTCCGGGAGGACGTACCCTACCCGGGTGAGTGTTCCTAGTGCCTGGATCGCAAGTGTCAATGCGACACCAGCGCCTCAACCTCGACACCCA